CCTTTGAATACAATCAAACGGGAGGCATATAACCCCTCCCTAACAAGTGGGCGCATATCGTGAGATATCAGTAAGTCCCACTTTTTTGTGTGATATTTGAATTTTTGTTTGAATATCACACAGGAAAGGCGGATTTATGAAAACTTACGATGAAAATGGCAAACTTGTTATTATTTATGAGCAGACTTGTAAAAAATGCGGAAAATACTTTCGATCATTGAGTCCAAAGGTGGATGAAATATGACTCAGAAGAAAAAAGAAGAATTAAAGAAAAAATATGTTGATAAGTTCAGCAAGGTATATAAATCAATTTTATCCGATAAAACAAAGACGGTTTCGGATATGATTGATAGATTGTCCCTGATGGCAGTTTGTATTGATGAATGTGAAGAACATTTAACAAAAGAGGGACTTGTTGTTGAAATGAAACAAGGTACGTATTCGATAGATAGAGAAAATCCTTACGCAAAGATTTTAGACCGCTCTACCAAGACTTATCAATCCATGATAAAGCAACTTGACGATATGATGCCGAGTTCTTCCAGACAGGAAACTATTAGAGCGGGAGAACAATTCGCAGAAATTGTCGCAAAAGGCAAAAAGAAGGTCGATTTGAGTGAATTTTCCTAAAGAATACTATTTAAAAATTGAATCAGGCGAAATTCTGGCTTGTGAAGAAGTTACCGAATTTTATAAAAGAATGGTTTCCGAAGAATCCCGGAGACATGATGATTCCTTCCCATATTTCTTCGATGAAGAGTCAGGACAACACGCAATAGACTTCATAGAACATTATTGCAAACACTATCAAGGCGAACTTGCGGGACAATATGTAAAACTTGAATTGTTCCAAAAAGCATTCATTCAAACTTTGTTCGGATGGTTGTCAAAGAAAGATGGAACAAGAAGATTTCGAGAATATTATTTTGAAGTCCCCAGAAAACACGGAAAGTCTTTCCTGTCTGCTTGTATTATGGTTTATATGTTGGCTTTTGATGATGAACCCGGAGCAGAATGCTATTCGGCGGCAACAAAACTCGAACAAGCCAAGATTATATATAAGGCGGCAAAAAATATTATCGACCAAAACCCTGAATTGTCGGCTTGTATAAAAACAGGAAGATACGAAACGAACTTTCCGATGATGAAATCGGTCATGAAACCGTTACCTTCCGAATCAAAATCTTTGGATGGTTTAAATATACACTTTGCGGCACTTGACGAAATACATGAACAAAAAGACAGAAATATGTATGATGTTCTTCGACAAGGAATGAAAGCAAGGAGACAACCATTAATTGGATGTATTACAACATCAGGGTTTAGAAGAGAAGGTTTATATGATTCTCTTCATAATTATGCTTGTGATGTTGCAAAAGGAATAGTTAAAGATGATAGGTTTTTGGCTATTATTTATAAATTAAACGAAGTAAGCCAATGGACAAATCCAAAATTTTGGATTCTTGCGAATCCTGGACTCGGAACTATTAAATCTTATGTACAACTTGCTGATGATGTTGAGAGAGCGAAAAACGATGCCAGTTATCTTCCAACACTTCTTACAAAAGATTTCAATATGCAACAAACAGAATCGGCTTCGTGGTTAGCGTTCGAAGAACTTGTGAATGAAAAAGTTGTTCCTATTGAATATTTATCTCATAGTTATGCGATAGGTGGAGTAGATTTATCTTCAGTTCGAGATTTGACTTGCGCCACACTTCTCATTAGAAAACCTAATGATGAAAATGTTTACGTTTTGCAAATGTATTTTATTCCACAATCTAAAATTGACGATTTGGAAAATACACAATCAAAAGAAGCACCTTATAAATTATGGGCGGAACAGGGTTGGATAAAAATAAACGAGGGCGCACAAGTCGATTATTCACTTGTGACAAAATGGTTTGTTGAAATGGTAGAAAAGTATGATATCCGACCACTTTGGATTCATTATGATAGAGCATTAGCAAATTATTTTGCCGCCGAGATGAAAGATTTCGGTTTCGACATGATTCCGACTCCCCAAGGAAGTTACACATGGAGTTACCCCTTCAAAGAGATGGGTGCGGCTTTTACAGATCATAAAGTTGTTTACCAAAATAACCCGATATTACGTTGGTGTTTAGCGAATACCGGGGTTAAAAGTTTAAATAAAGATGGCATTGAATCAATAATGCCTGTCAAAATACAACAAACTCGAAGAATTGACGGAACTGTATCACTTTTGAATGCTTGGGTTGGTTATGTCAAGCATTATGATGAATATATTCCATATTTGAGGTAAGAAATGAAACAAAGAAGAAGTATTTTAGACCTTTTCAAGAAGGAAAAGCCGATTCAAACGCAGACTTATTCCACATTCAAGGAATTAGGAAGTTATCAATCGTACTTTTCAGCATTCGGATGTGACATTTATTCATCCGATGATGTAAGAACTTGCATCAGGACACTTTCGAGGCATACAAGCAAAGCGAATCCGAAGTGTTCCGACAAGAACATCGAAAGATTACTTTCCTTAAATCCGAATAAGTACATGAATGGAAAAGCAATGTTGGAGAAATTGAGGAATATCCTTGAAATCAAGAACACTGCTTTTTTATATATCGAAAGAGACAATAAAAACAAGATTATCGGTTTCTATCCTGTTCCGTATTTATCTTTCGAGGCTGTGGAATACAAGGATAGGCTTTTTGTAAGATTCAGCTTTAGTGGAGATGCTACAAAGTCACTTGTTATTCCTTGGGAAGATTTGGCAGTCCTTCGAAAAGACTATACCTATTCGGATATAGCCGGGGAAAGCAATAGACCTTTGCTCCCGACACTTGATGTTATCAACACATTAGATGCGGGACTCCAGAATGCGATCAAATCGACTGCAAACCTTCGAGGCATATTAAAGTCCACAAAGGCGATGTTAAGTCCTGATGATTTGATAAAGCAGAAGGAAACATTCGTCAAGGACTACATGAACCTTGAGAACGAAGGTGGAATTGCTTCACTTGATGCGACACAGGAGTTCAAGGAAATAAGCCTTAAACCTACCACAGCAACAGCAGAGGACAAAGATGCTTACAGAGAACAGGTTTACAGATATTTCGGAGTAAGCGAGAAGATAATCAAATCAAGTTATTCCGAATCCGAGTACGATGCCTTTTATGAATCGGCAATAGAGCCTTTCTTAATTGATTTATCATTGGAACTCACTCGAAAGATATTTACCGACAGGGAGATTTCTTTTGGGAATGATGTTTGGTATGAATCAAATCGTCTGCAATTTGCTTCGGTGAAAACCAAGATAAGCATGGTTTCACTTGTTGACAGAGGTTTAATGACACCAAACGAATACAGAGAACTGCTTAATTTGCCACCTTATGAGGGTGGAGACGAATTCGTTTTAAGACTTGATACTGCAAAGACAGGCGATGTCAAGAATGACGGAACAGGAAACCCGGTCGGCAGACCTAAAGGAAGCACAGATGAAGGAGAAGAAGATGAATAAGAAGATTGAAAGAAGATTCGATGTCGAATTTAGAGCAGAACAGAATGAAGAGCATGGATATCATGTTGTCGGAGTTCCTATTGTATTCGACAGGGAGACAGACCTCGGATATTACAAAGAGAGTGTTGACAGACACGCACTCGATTTCACGGACATGAAGGATGTCCGTTTTTTAGTTAATCACAACACGGACATGATTCCACTTGCAAGAAGTCGCAACAACAACGCAAACAGCACAATGCAGATGTGGGTGGAAGAAGATGGACTTCACATAAGGGTTGACCTCGATGTTGAGGGCAATTCGGAATCAGCATCGCTTTACTCGGCTATTAAGAGAGGCGATGTAACAGGAATGTCATTCATGTTCACTGTTGATGAAGATTCATGGGAAGGTTTGGACAGCGATAACCCTAAAAGAACAATCCTTGCAATCGGCAAGTTGTTTGAGGTTTCGGCTGTGACTTTCCCGGCTTACAATCAGACTTCAATTCAAGCCGCCTCTGTTGATGATGCACTGGAGAGTGCAGAGTCCGTATTGGAGAATGCGAAGAAGAGAAAACTTGATGAAGAAAATAGAAACGAAATCAGAGAAATGCTGAAAGGAGCAAACTCATGAAAGAAATTAATGAAATGACTCTTGAGGATGTTTCAGTTCGCATGAGCGAGATTGAAGCAGAACTCGAAACAAAGAGTGGTGAAGAACTCACTGCTTTAAAAGAAGAAGTCAAAGCACTTCAGGAAAGAAAGACTGTTCTCAATGATTTGGAAGAGAGACAGGCTTTAGCAAAGGAAATCGAAGATAACAAGGTTGAAACCAAGGTTATCGAGGAAAGAAAAGAGGAGACAAAAATGAAAGATATCAAAGAATTTAGAAACTCAAAAGAGTACATCGATGCTTATGCAGAGTACATTAAGACAGGTGACGATGCTGAACTTCGTACACTTCTTACAACTAACGTAGGTTCAGGAACAATCGCAGTTCCTTCCATCATCGAAGATGGTATCAAGACAGCATGGGAAGAGAGCGAAATCCTTCAGTACGTTAAGAAGATTCCCTTCAAAGGTAACTACAAGGTTCAGTTCGAAGTTTCCGGCAGTGATGCAGTTATCCATTATGAAGGTTCAGGCGCAGTGGATGAAGAGACACTTACGATTGGTACGGTAGAAATCATCCCTCGCACAATCAAGAAATGGATTTCTGTAACAGATGAAATCATCGACCTTCGTGGAGAAGATTTCCTCAACTACATCAAAGACGAACTTACATACAAGATTGTAAGAAAGGCAGAGTCAATCCTTCTTGCTAATATTGATGCACTTCCTACAACAGCAGATGCAACACATCCTTCGGTTAAGACAGTTAAATCTGCTCCGACAGGTTATGTTATCGCAGATGCTATCGGAAACCTTTGTGCAGAAGTCAGAGGCAAAAACACAATTATCGTCATGAACCCTCTTACATATAAGGAGTTCAGAAAAGTTCAGGTTAATGCCGGATACGAATATGACATTTTCGAAGGAAAGAAAGTTGCATTCTCCGATGATATTGCCGCTTATGACACAGCAAGTGAGAATGATACTTATGCAATCGTAGGTGACTTCTCTTATGGTGCAAGAGCAGTAGTTCCTAACGGAGACAGAGTAGAGATTAAGTATGACGATAAGACCAGAATGAAGAGCGACCTCGTTGACATCCTTGGCAGAGAACCTATCGGTCTCGGTGTTGTTGCTTGTAAGTCATTTGTTCGTCTTACAAAACCCGCATCTCTTTAATCAGGGGGTATTGATATGAAATTGTCGGTAAAAGTAGGCTTTATCGATAAGGACACAAGAATCTTTCACAATGTCGGAGAGATTGTTGAATATCCTGAATCACGAGCCAAAGAAATTGAACACAGAGGTTTTGGCAAATGTTTAGACGAGCCGAAACCGACAAAGGAAACGAAAGAACCCAAAGAGAGCAAAGTTTCCAAAGAAACCAAGGCAAAGAAGAAATAGCCGAAAGGAGCAGTTATGACAGACGAGATTATCTTGGAAGAAGAGAATGAAGTTGTTTCCGATGAACCGACTCCGACTCCGACACCACCTACAATTTTCGACAAAGTCAAACTTGCCCTTCGAATCTCTCACAATTTGCTTGATGCAGAAATAAATGAAGTTATTGCCTCTGCTCGTTTAGAACTTAAACGAGCGGGGGTTAATACTGAAAAAGCAGAGGGCAGTGACGAGGATGTTGAAACGGCAATAAGAACCTATGCTTTGGCTTATTATTCTTCCGATGTAAAAGATTCGGATAGATACAATGAAAGTTTTAAATATCAACTTGATTGTTTAAGAAAGTCTTACGGAGTCGAAAATGTGTAATGAAGTTATTACCTTAAAACAGGAATCAACCACAGTAAATGAATATGGAGACAGAGTAAAGACTTACACATCAAGAAACGTGTACGCAGAGGTTAAATCTGTCGGGCAGAGCGAATTTTATCAGGCACAGGCAACAGGCTTAAAGCCAGAAATCAAATTCGTGATTGCAGACTATCTTGATTATCAGGGTGAAAAGGTTATTTCCTATTGCCCTTTTAATGGAGTTACAGAAGATTATACAGTTCTGCGAACATATCGCAACAAAGTTAATCTTGAAATCGTATGTAAGCGAGGCATTGAATGAGTGTTCCGAAATCGGTCACAAAAATCAATAAAAACGGAGTGACTTACACATCAAATGTTGATGCTTGTCAATATTATATCCATGAATTGAATCGGGCGGCACTTCGGGATGTTGGAAAGTTTGTAAAAAGAACTTTCCGTGATAAATATTACTCAATATTTAAGAAACATTCTGGGGATGGTGGAAAAGCAACGAACTATGTTGTTAAAGCAAGTAAATCCACCACTGCTCCGAGAGTGGAAATAGGTTTAAAGACAGGTAAAGTTGATGGATTCTATGCTTATTTTCAGGAACTTGGTAGTTCGAAACAACCAAGACTCGGACTTTTACAGTCATGTGTGGAAGAAAATATCGCAAAGATAGTCGAAATTGAGTCTAAATATTTAAGTGGACTTAATGACGAGGCACAGGCTTTATCGATGATAGACGAGGGAGATTACGAAGAAGATGGCGAATGAAACGAGGACAAATGAATTAAAAAAACTCCTACAAACGAAGTTAAAAACAATAACAAATGATGTTTATTATGAACAGGCTGATGATGATGCCTTATATCCTCATATTGTTTTTTCATTTCGGACAATTGACCTCGGAGACCTATCAAGACAAGACTACATTCTTGAGATAGACCTTTGGGATAAAGGCACAAGCACAACAGCAATCGATAAGATGGCTGATGATGTTGAAAACCTTTTACAAGGGCAAAACCTTCCACAAACAGGCATACTCCCGACATTCTATCTGTATGATAGGAAGTCAATATTAGATTCCGATAAGGACATCAAGCATCGTTTAATAAGATTTCAAATTCAAAATTATGTGAGGTAGAAAAATGGCAACTACAAAATATATCGGAACAGGCGAAGTAGTTTCTGCTGATTTTAAGACCGTCAAATGGGTTGGAAAGACCAAAGGCGGAAAAGCCGTCACAATCGAACTTACCGATGCAATCAACATGGGAAATCTTGAATGGACTATGGCAGAGAAAAATGACATTGTTCCTTCAATAGAATTTCAGGCTTGTTATAAGAATACCGATTACGCATCAACTTCAAACATTGAACCTTGGAGTATTGAAATGGATTCTGCAACAAAAGCGGGGGCAAGTGAGATTATTCTCGGTGCGGGTGTATTCTATATCGGTTCGACTGCTGTCGCACTTACAAGAGGTGGTGGTTCTTTCAATGTAGAAAGAGAATATCGTGAAATCGGAGCAGACGGAGACAGAGGAGCAGTTAAGGATAGAGTTGTAATGGAATCATCCAGAGCAAAACTTACGATGAACGTACTTACAATGCTTACAAGACTTACTGACATCTATACTTCGATTCAGGCATCTGTTTAATCTAAAGAGGGGAGAGCAATCTCCCCTTTTATTTTCAAAAGGAGAACTGTTATGAGAAATTTACAAAATAAAGACATTTTTGCATTTGGAAGAATACTTTCAAAAGCAAATCTTAAAGAAGAAATCAAGAAGGTTGCACTCGGAGAAGATACGAACCCGGAATCACTCGGATTTGATTTGTTGTTTACTGTTTTTACAAACTGCTCTGACAAAGCAGTGGAAGAAGAGGTCTATACATTCCTTGCTGACTTATTTGAAGAGGATGTTGAGGCTGTAAGAACAGGCGAACCGATGGAGACCTTTGAAAAACTTAAAAATATAGCCGATTGGGAGAAATGGAAAAGTTTTTTCTCATTGGGTGTCAAATCAATGAAATAGAACTCAAAGAACTCTTACTTCACAGATATGGAAGATATGAATTTCCTGAAATGAAGTTTGACGAGTTCGTGGAATTTGTTGTTTTGGCAATAAAGAGCGACAGAAAAGACAAGATTCGAGAAGAATATCTTGCCTTACTGCCAAGCCTTGTAAGAGTCGGGAAATACATGACATTTGACAAGTTTTATGAAGATGCAATGGGATCCAATATTGATTGGAGACCGACAAGCGAAATCATGAAGGAAGTCGAAGAGATACAAGAGAGGTTTGCAAATGGCAATAGACCTGTTTAAATTAGTCGGTTCAGTTTATGTTGATACTGACAAAGCAAACGAATCATTACAGAAAACGGATAATAAAGCGAGTTCTTTCGCATCCACTCTCGGAAAAGTGGGTGGAACTGCTTTGAAAATAGGTGGCATGGTTGTCGGTGCGGCAACAGCAATCGGTGGAGCGGCAATCGGTGTCGCTAACTCGGTGGCAGAAAGCACAGATGAAATTGACAAGGCAAGTATTCGAATGGGAATATCTGCCGAATCATATCAGGAACTTGCGTATGCCGCAGACCAATGTGGTGTTTCCATGTCAACAATGGAACAGGCGGCGAAAAAACTTGAAGGAACAGACTTAAATTTCGAAGATGCAATAGATCAAATCATGAGTTTAGGCACTGCCGAGGAAAGAAGTGCAATGGCGGCGGAATTATTCGGAGAAAAAGTCGCTTATAATTTGTCTCCTTTGATTGAACAATCGACAGAGGACTTTGACGGACTTATCCAAAGAGCGAATGATTTAGGCTTGGTAATGTCTGGAGATGCTATCGAGAATGGTGTCAAATTCGGAGATATGCTTTCGGATATCAAGCAAATGGCGAGTAGTCTTGCAAATCAGTTCGGAACTGCTTTATTTCCTATTATAATTGCCGTTTTCGATCAAATTATCGCATTCATGCCTCAAGTTCAAGGCTATATGGCAGACCTGACTCCTGTTTTGGCACAAATAGTCTCTGCAATCTTACCGAATCTCTTTGAATTGCTACAAGCCTTGATACCTGTGGCGATAGAATTGATTCAAACTCTATTACCTGTGGCAGTAGAATTGATTAATTCGCTTTTACCTTTGATTACGGCACTTTTACCTTTGATAAATCCGATTGCGAATTTGCTCCTTGGCATTTTAGTTCCCCTTACGCAAATGCTTTCGGTCATTCTTCCGCCTATCGTTGATTTGATAACTCAATTCATTAACTTCCTGATGCCCGGAATTATATCGGTCATTAATTTGGTGGCAGATGTTATCAGCAATACTTTGAATGCCATATTAAACAACCTGTCTCCATTTTTTGCAAATATCTTCTCGATGTTTGAAGGTCTTATCACCTTCTTGACCGGAGTTTTCACAGGCGATTGGGATAAAGCTTTAGAGGGAATCACAAAGGTTGCTAAATCATGGGTGAACATGATTCTTTCGTACATTCAGGCAACTATAAACGGAGCAATCGAGATGGTGAACATCCTTATCGATGCCGCCTTAAAGGTTGCTAATTTAGTTCCAGGTGTCGACATTGACACATCCGTTACCAAGATTCCGACAGTAAACATTCCGATGTTGGCAAAAGGCGGAATCATTGAGGAAGGTGGTTCTGCAATCGTAGGCGAAAGAGGAGCGGAACTTTTATCACTTCCCAAAGGTGCGAGTGTGAGTCCTCTTCCTTCAAATGAAATAGATTATGACAGACTTGCGAACTCAATCGCAAATGCTATAAAAGATTCACTTAATTTAACCATTCCTGTGAATTTAGGGAATGAACTTCTTGAAACTGTTGTTGTCGATGCTCTAAATGTTGCGACTTACAGAAGTGGGGGCAGATAATGGCTTATCTTTCAAATTATCCAATTAAATTAAACAATACGGCAATACCATTCCCGAACTCGTACACAGAAGGAAACACTGTTGTAGAAACTGTGAATCAAACCGAGGCGGGAACTGATATCTGCCAGATAGAACGAATCAAGAAACTCACCTTATCCATGTCTTTCAGGCTTATGGGTTCATGGGCGAGTTTCTTTGAGGGCATTGCTTATGATACAAGCACAGTTTCAGTAGACATATATGACAATCAAACGAGTGCTTATGATTCAAAAACAATGCGAATGAGAAATTATTCCAAGAAACTTGTCGAGCATTCGGAAAAAGTAAATTGTGACGGAATGTGGGATATATCTTTTGACTTGGTGGAAATGTAATGTATTCTGTATCGAATGATTTTAAAACAGCAATAAAAAAATCGATAATCTCTTATGACCTAAAGGGAACACTTGACGGAGAACCTTTTTCTCGTCAACAGGTTTTAAGTTGCATGATAACGAATCAAAGTTGCTCCGATGAAGAAATCCAAATCGGTTCAACTTATGTAGGAGAACTTCAAATCTTACTCCGAGTGGATGTTGACAGATACACAGTTCTGGATAAGGTTATTACTCTTGAATGTGGTGTAAAACTTGCAGATGATTCGTTTGAATATGTCCCGATGGGTGTATTCAATGTTGTAGAGGCTGAAAGAACTCAACAGGGTTTGAAATTAAAAGCTTTTGACAACATGACATTCATGGATAAAGAAACCAATTCCGAACAGGTGACAGGAACTCCGTATCAAATAGCAACTTGGGCGGTTACACAGTGTAATTTGTCTTTAGCAAATGCCGATTTTGATTCCTTTGCAAATTATGACAAGACTCTCTTCCTTTATCCTGAAAACGATTGCGAAACTTATAGGGATATTCTTTATTGGATTGCACAAACCATAGGGTGTTTTGTTACAGCAGACCGAAACGGAGATATTGAGTTTCGGCAATATGGTTCGGCAGTCATAGATACTCTTGGAACAGATAAGAGATATTCGGGTGGTAAAGTCGCAGACTTCATGACGAGTTATGAGAGATTATCCTGTTATAACATCGAAGAAGGAACTACATCGGTTTATCAGGCATCTCTTGATGAAGGTTTGACATATGCTTTAGGCAAAAATCCCTTCTTGCAGTATGGCAATTATGATGAAATGCGTGAAAATGTCCTTACTGTTGTCAATTCATGGTATTATTGCCCGTTTACAATAGCAGTTCCCGCAAATCCCGCTTATGATCTCGGAGATATTTTATCATTTCCTAATGGACTCGGAGATTCCTCAAAGAAATTCTGCGTAACCAAATACGTATGGAAATACAACGAATCCAATACTCTCACAGGAGCGGGAAAGAATCCTCGCTTAAAAATCAAATCCCGACTCGAAAAGGAATTAGACGGACAGGGAAAGACAGGCTCGGATAAAGATGTAATACAGTATTATTCCTTCACGAATGTTGCGGATATAAATATCGCAGACGGAGAGACAAAAACCATTGTCGATATTATTTATTCGGCAGTAAAGAAAACAGTTGCGATATTTTTATGCGAGATACTTGCAAAAATCGAAACCACAGTAAGCGGAATCAATTATTACGATGGCGAGGCAGAGTTCTTCTTATATCTTGATTCGGTATTAGTAAGTCGAATCCCAAAAGAGACTTGGCTTGACGGAGATCATATCAAGCATTTAATGAACTATCTCGTAACCGAAGCGGGAGTTCTCCACACGTTAGAAATTAAATGCAAAATGACAGGCGGTTCGGCACTTATCCCGATGGGAGCGATTAAAGCCTGTCTGTACGGACAGAATTTGGTAGCAAGTGACGATTTCACAGGAATAATTAAGATTAATCAGAAACCGACACTTATTTCGCTTGAGGAAATGGATATTCATGCCGTTAATGATTCACAGACATTATCGACTCTTGTTCCTCATACCGAATCATTGTCCGAAATCATCTCGGCATTTAGTCTGGAAGAATTGACAGTTCTCGGAGCGGTCGAAACAGTCACAACCACTCTCGACCACTCAAGTAAAGCAATAATTACCGAAACAGGAGATAAATTACTCACGGAAACAGGAGATGTTCTTTATACAGAAGGAGATTAAACAATGGCAGATATTAAAATCACTCAATTAGGAACTTTGCCACAAGTTGAACAGACCGATTTATTGGCGGTTGCAAAGGCTGACGGAAGTGCTACATACAAAATGACGATTAGCCAATTAGCACAGGCACTTTTGGACAATATTCAATATGCCGATTTGGACACCACAGATAAGACGATAATCGGTGCTATTAATGAAGTTAGGGGGAATTAAGAATGATTCACGGAAATACAAGAATTACATTAAGAAATCCTATATCGGGAAATATCATCAAGGACATTGAGAGCGAAAACACATTCCAGAGTACAGTTATCGCAAAAGCCTTTAGGGGACTTGGTTCTGCGACTTCAAATCCTTTGTCTAATAGCGAAACAAGAAATAAGGCACTTTGGAAAAATATGGTAGGCGGAATATTCCTGTTTGATAAGTCTATCCCTTCAAATTCACAGTATATGCCTAAAGGAACAAAAATGACCGCTAATGGTTCGTACAATGTGACGAATGGTGGAGTTCCGACAGAATTAGGTTCGTGGAATGAAAGCGAAAGCGGTGCGAGTTCGTCTGCTATCACAATGGTTTACGATTGGAATACTTCACAGGGCAACGGCAAAATAGCAAGTGTATGTTTGACAAGCCGTGTTGGTGGATATATCGGATATGGAAATCCGAGTGGCGGAAGAATGACCTATGACAGACTTAAAACATTCTTTGAAGATAAGACATTAAGTGCGGTCAATACTCTTAACAATATTGAATATGCTCCGAGATGTATTGTCGGTAATACTCATTTTCAGTTCAGTTTATCACAAGAAAATGTTTTGACAGTAAAACAGGCACACGTTCCCTTGAGTGAAGCAAGTGTGTTTGATTGGCTTGAGGATTCTTCAACGATAGATTGTTCTTCTCTTCATTATTCACAATTTAGAGCATACGGATTCTTTGCGTGTACAGATAATGGAAACATTTATCTTTGCCCTTCATTACACGGAGCAATTAACCAAAATGCGAAGATTTATGTTTGGGAGATTAACCCTTCAACTTTGGCAATAACCGAAATTGAAATAACAAACAATTCGGGTTCGGATATAAGTATGTATGGTTCTTCCGTATCACAGGGAAAGTTATTTGTACAAGATAGAACAACATCAAATTCCTTTGTATTTAACTTGTCAAACAATAACTATCTTGGACAGATTCCTTTAGGCTCAATTTGGGCAACAGGATTCACAGCCGGAAACGTACACGGCGGATTTACAGCACTTTGTTGCGGTTTAGATGGTTCAGAGTCGGGAATGGTTTTCTATGATGATGTGAACAACACAGGATATCCGACAAACGGCAAAGATAATTCAACAGAGTCCTTTGTTTACGATTCAACAACAGATTCACTTTATTTGAATGGCAGATATTATCTTTTAGCCTTTAACAGCCCTTTATACCTTGCCACAATAAACAACATTACAGAAGTCATAAAAGATGCAACTTTGAGCATGAAAGTTAGATATACGTTATCGGAGAGTTAATATGGCAGATTTAATTACCTACAATGGCGATATTAAGGTCATAAAACAGATATGCGACTTAATCAATTCATTAACAGGAGTGCAATTTGATGTAGTTGAAGAATTACCCCTTGTCGGACAAAGTAACATTATCTATCTTGTGCCGAAAACGATTCCCAACGTGGACAATATCTATGACGAATATGTGTGGATAAACAATGCGTATGAACTGATAGGTGATACCGAAATTGACTTGTCGAATTACTACACCAAAACCGAAACGAATACTTTACTATCGGGCAAACAAAACAAATTGCCCTTTGACATTGTAGAAAATCAAAATGGCGGATATGACGTTATATATCCGAGTTAGGAGAGAATATGGCAGACGATAGATTACCTTGCAGAGATAATTATACAGATTTAGAAACACAATTACAGGCTTTAACTTCACAGATAACATTAATATATCAAACTATGGCGAATTTAGGCTTAATGACAATAACCCCTATATCACAAGCAGATTATGACAATTTAAGTCAAGCCGAAAAATTGGCGGGTGTGTTTGACATTTACGATGCCGTAGAGCCACAGATAGACGGACATAGTGTTGCATACGATAACAACACAGACATAATTCAAGCGGTTAATTATGCAATTCAAAATGTGCAAGTCTACACTCTTTCCTCACAGTCCACAGTTTATATTAATCACCAAGATATGGTCCTTGTAATGACAGATAGGTCAGGAATGTGGGTTGAAGGTATATCGGGGAGAATATTAAACGAAATCAGTTCAAGCACAAGCATTACTGTAACAAGAGAAACAAACCAAAAATTGAAAGTTGTTTCTACGGCGGGTGCTGGCACGAGGATAATGGCTATTTCAAGAGGTAGCATTTCTTTCACTAATTCGTAGGAAGGAGAAAAAAACAATGGCACATATACTAATGTTACACGGACACCAAGTCGGATATTTACCACCTACTTATGCGAGTGAAGTTTTTTATGATGAAAATATTACGGTAAAACAGAAGATTGATTCTATGATAACTGTCCGTGAAGCGACGGCAACAACAGGAAGTTCTTTAGGCGAACACGGAAGAACGGCAGTTAATTCAGGAATAACGGCAAACGCACACGATATATGCTTTTGCACAATAGACAATGTTGCTTATGTAATTCTTACCCCGTACAAAAACAATTCAAATGTATGGTGTTGCGGTATTGAAAATACAACTACAACAGTAATTGCTTCTGGTACTAACGTAAAATTTACAGTTATTTCGTTTTCATAAAGGAGCAAAAAATAATGGATGGTGATTAAATGAAACTACTACTCTCAATACTATTAAGCATATTACTTGCTATCTTAACAATGTGGTCTATGAAAGGGGAAAACGAATGACGAAGCAACAACTTGAAGAATATCAAAAAATACAAGAAATAATAAGAAAAATCAAAAAGACAAAAATAGAAACCAACATATATATTCCTGTACTCGAAAAAGCGAAAGGGGAAAACGAATGAGTAATATAGAAACAATATGTGTTTTGCTTTTAATATTATTATTTGTGTTTGCACCTTTTATCTCTATCGGTTTAAGTCTAATTTGTATGGATTTAAAAATCAAAGACAAGAAGAAAAGAATTAAAAGAACTAATGAACAATGCCAAAAATGTAAATGGTATGGAATTTTTACTTGCGAATGCCCTTATTATTGTACAGGCGAAACAAAGGAACATTTTGAATTAATATTAACAGAAGAAGGGGAAAAAGAATGAGTGAATGGTGGGGAACTACTGTATCAATTTGTTTAGGCATTACGGCTGTTATTAGCCTTGTGTCTTTGTTGACAGGGATTTTGAAGGACTATAAGAAACCGACAGACGATTTAGAGAAAAGGGTGAGCGACTTGGAAAGAAAAATCTTGGAAAATTACGATAAGCGAATTACGGATATTGAACGTGGAAATCGTGTAATGCAGAAGGGGTTGTTGGAATTACTTAAACATTCCATTGACGGAAATAATATTGAAGGTCTGAAAAAGGCGGAAAAGGATTTAAGCGACTATCTAATCGAGAAGTAATGGGAAGTTGTATTGTTTTAAGTTGTATTGTATTGATACTGATTATCTTAATATTAGACGATTTGAAGGGAGAATTAAGCATGAACAATAAAATCTATGATATATTGAAGTATTTATTCTTTTTCGGATTTCCCGCTATAACTTTCCTCTGGGGAGTTATTTACGTTGTATGGAATATCCCTCATGGAGAGCAGATTGCAATTACTATTTCGGGAGTTCAAACCGCTCTCGGAATTGCTTTAGGCTTGACGAATGTTGCGTATAACAAGAAGATAGGGGGAGAAAAATGAGTAAAGTTATTATGACCTCGGAAGAGTATATCTCCCGATTAAAGCAAGTTGCAGAACGCAAGACATATTACAGAAATAAATATCCCGATAATCTTCTCTATATCCACCAAGACGGAAGAACTTCGGGTGATTGCCTTAATACCATCAAGGCACTTTTGAACGGATATGATGTGAATGTAAATAAGGTCGGATATTATCAAAGGGATTTATCTAACACAGGCGATGTTTCCGAGCCTGTTCTTCTCTCACAATGTACAGAAATATCCTCGGACTTTGATAACATCCCGAAAGCAAGTCTTTTGTACATGAAAGGTCATGTCGGAAGTTTCGTAGGTTTGACAAAGCGAAACGGCAAAGAATACAACGTGATTGAATGCACAAAGTCTTTTGGCGGTGGAGTGGTTTATTCTTGGGTTGATACAGACGGAACTCGCAGATCGTGTAAGAACGGAGCAAAGAACGGCAAATGGGTTTCGCATGGCTTGATGTCTCGTTATATCAGTTATATCAAGGAAGAGCCTAAACCCGAACCGAATCCCGAACCTGAAACCAAGCCTGTCCAGAAGGTTTACTATGTCAAGAAAGGTGATACTCTTACAAGCATAGCGAAAGCACATGGCATGAGTTTGGCAAAGTTGATTTCCTACAATCCTCAAATCAGGGATATTAACAAAATATCAATCGGACAGGTGATTTATCTGTCTGCTGATACGATAGAAGAATTTTACACGGTAAAGAAGGGAGACACTTTAGGAAGTATTGCGAGACAATTTAATATGAGCCTGAATAAGTTGC